CTTCTTCTTGGACTTCTTTATGGTCTCGGTCTTTGGAGCGTCTGGGTCTGACTTAAATTCAAGAAAGAGAGAGGGATTGGTCTCATACTTTTCAAACAGACACAGCGTCCCTTTCTCAAAAGTGGACAGGTCAAAGAAGGGTTCTTTTTCTTTGGTGAAGCGCTCATACACCCCCAACTTCTGAACAACCTTGTCGTTTTTCACAGCGTAAACATAACAGTAGACCAGGTCTTTTATTTCCTCGTCTTGTATCGTTTTACCGGGAGAGATTTGAAGGATATGGTCATAGACAGAGAGCTCATACAAGTCACTCTTGATATTTTGGTCTTCCTCCTCGATTTCGCTCAGCAAACTCTCATATCGTTTTGGAGAAATACGTGAATCCACGGAACTGGTCATTGTATAGTATAAGTAATTTATTTTAAATGAAAACAATTTTATTCCAAGGAAATCCATGAATCTTCTTACTTGATATATTCTTCCATGTCCATGCACTTGTATCTCATTTTGGATGTAATCGAAGGATGGGTCTGAATGGTTATAAAGAGACGATGGATGGTTTCCAGGTTTTTATGGAACGCCAAAAAGTCAGAAGTTTCTTTGAAAATAATGGCCACCGAAGACAGCATCTTCTCACACAAGTCTTTCCCTTCCTCTTCCAAGAGTCCAACAATTTTTGTCTCGATTAACATACACAAGTCTGCTACCTGGTCCATGTTGCCAATGTTCTTTTTCATGAGCTGAATAAAAAAGGTAAGGTTAGAGTCTAGTCGGTCAATCTCTTTGACGTAATCACAGTATCGGTCGTAGTCTAGGTTGGGGTCCACATAGGTGAGTCGAGACAAATCCGCAAAATAGATTTCATAATGTTCTTGGTAGATATCGTAAAAGATTTTATTGACCGTCACCAATTCACTGTATAAGTTTGAGAAGAGAACACTATAAAAGAGGTTTGAACTGGCAATGTTGAAAATGGTATGACTAATCTTGTCAAGGTCCTCTTTCTTTTCTACCGCCCTTACAATATCCATAATCTCTTTTTTCAGTTTTTCATACGTCTTCTCGGTGACCTTGTTCAATAAATTAATCACCTTGGAGATTTCAGATTGTTTCTTGACAATCACAGTAGCCTTTAAGGGCTCGATGACAGGTATCTGCAAGAGGACCTTCACCTTGTTCAGTATTTGAACCGTGGCCGGGTCCAACGCATACTTGTCGGAATTCATTTGTAACGATAGACCCATAATGGTTTCATAGGTATACATTATAGTATAGGATTATTTATTTTCGTTTATATTATATTATTATAACCTTTTTCTAAGATAAGTCAAGATGTTAGAATGGGAGAAATTCTTCATCACCACCAAAGAAACGGAAGACGTATGCGAGTTTAAATTACCGATTGAATTCACTGACCCTAAGACAGTGTCTTCGATTGTCCAAAGTGACTTGGAAATGAGCGGATTAACTCCTCTCTATCGACATCTCTTTGACCAATCCTTGTTGATGGAGAAGTGGTCCTCGTTTTATACGACCGATGTAGCCTTTTTGAAAGACAGTCAACGGGTCATCCGTAAAAGCAAATTGACCCCTTATCAGGATCAGGGGTTCCATGAAAAATATAAATCGTTCTGCGCCGAGACAAATTTCATCGACCGTTATCAATACATTGGGTTCAAGCCTATGTTACACATGAACCACTCTTCTTCCTTCTTACATTGTCTCGGCATGTATAATTTATCCACACCTATCTTCTCTCTTTTGTCTCCGCTATTTATCTTGATCATGCCTTTTATCATCTTGAAACTCAAAGGCATCGAGGTCACCATTGACCAATACGTAGACCATTTAAAGCAGGTCATGAAAACCACTAGCTTATACAAGTTATTCTGTGGGTTTGATAGCGTGTCCATGCAAGACAAAACGACTGCGGTCGTATCTCTCTTTATCTATTTCTTACAGATTTACACCAATCTTACAGCATGTATGACCTACTACAAACACATTGGACTCATTTATACCTTTATCCAAGATTGCAAGGAACACCTCAACAAGACGGTTACCACGGCTGAGCTATTACAGAAAAGAATCATCCAATATGGAACCTATCGACCCTTCTATCAGAAGAATCAGGTAGAGTTGGAAAAGATGAGACATATGGTCAAACATTTAGACCAACTACAACCCGCCACGAGCATCTTTTATAAACTGACTCAGTTAGGGATGTTGATGAATTTGTATTATGAATTTTTCATGAGAGAAGACTATCGAAATACATTGTTGTATTCCTTTCACCTGAATCAATACATTCGGGATATACACACCCTTAAGCAAAAGGTAAAATCGCGCGCCATTCGTCCATGCAAGTTCGGAAAACAAACCATCTTCACCGAGATGTATTATCTGCCGCTTATGAAAGAAAATACCGTGAAAAATACATTGGACTTGAAAAAGAATCTCATTCTGAGTGGCCCCAATGCTTCAGGTAAAACGACCGTCTTGAAAACGATTCTCATCAATTCTCTTTTATGCCAACAGTTCGGTCTAGGCTGTTTCTCGGATGCGACGATTTGCGTGTATGACTTTTTTCATTCCTATCTCAATATACCCGATACCTCGGGAAGAGACAGTCTATTCCAAGCCGAAGCCCGTCGATGTAAAGATATCCTGGATTGTGTTCTTTTACACAAAGAAAAGCGCCATTTGTGTATATTCGATGAGATTTATTCCGGCACGAATCCAGTCGATGCAGTATCGTGCGCCAAAATGTATTTGTCTCTACTGAATGAACACAAGGTCTCCATCGATTACCTCATTACAACCCATTTCATCGAGCTATGTAAACACTTTGTCGGGTCAACCCTAGTCGTCAACCAAAAAATGGACGTTCTGCAGACTGAAGACAAAATCACCTTTTTATACCGCGTCTTAGAAGGATATTCTACCGTTCATGGTGGAAAGTATATTCTGAAAGAAATGAATTATCCGGAGATTCTATTTCGTTAGAACCTAAAGATTATAATATAGGTTATTCACATAATTATGCTTTCTTCAATTCTTGACATTGGAAGCTTCTTTATTGGTATGATTATCAATCTTCTATTGGTCACCTTGATGTGTTATTACTTCAAAAAGAAGTATGAGTCCTTGGAGGAGGCGCAGAATGAACAGGCGAAGTTGCTGTATGAGTTGTTACGAGATAGAAAACAATCCACACAAGAGCCTATCAAGTCCGAAGTCATTGAGATTGAAGACTCGGATGATGAAAGCGACGAAAGTGAAGGTGAGATGGAGGAACTCGTAGAGCCTGAGGTCAAGGTTCTCACTCTGGATATGCCTGAGAAAACCGAGACAAATGAGACGTTTACAATGGACACGTTTACGGTCGAGAATCCTGAAGAGATGGTAGAATCTGAACCAGACCTTATCCTTGAAGAGAACGATGATTTCAGTAAAATGAATATGAAACAGCTTCGAGACCTTGTCACGAAGAAGGGGGTCAAGGTAAAGCCTAGCATGAAAAAGAATGAATTGGTGGAGCTGGCTAAACTATAACTTCCATGAAAAAATATAATACTACACTATACGATGTGGGCAACCGACTATGTTACCAACAACAACGCAACCAATCAATTCCCGGGGATTGTGCAGGACGGTCGCACGTTTACCGTTTATACTCAAGACACGGAGACGTTTAAACGGAATCACGGTATCCAAACCAATAGTGAATACCGTAAGTATTTGATGGACCATGCCAATGAATTGATGAAAATGAATTACAAAACCTCTATTTTAGAAAACAAAACCCCTATTATAAGCCAACCCTTTAAGCATGGGTCTCCCTACCTCATACGCGGGACTGAACAACCGGATGGGTATGAGAATACCTTTACCAAAGAAATGTATCTGACGAGACAAATGTTGGACGATAAAAAACGCCGTCCTATGCAGCGAACGTATATGGAAGATTATACGGGGTCTACGATTTCAGAGTAAGGGTGAGGATTTCGCCCCAAGACGATACATGTGATAACCGCTAGCAAGACAAACAAACCTATCCACATATCTCTATCTCTATCTCTATAAATAAGGTTTAAATGTATTCCTTTTATTTATACAGATGTATCTCAGTATTGATGTAGGTATCAAAAATTTGGCCTATTGTATGTATGACGACACCATTGTCGACTGGAAAGTTATTGAATTATGTGACAAGACGGTCAATGCGAATAAACTAAACATGGTCGATTTAAGCAAACGACTGTTTGAAGCACTGGAAACATTACCTCCACGGTATGACCTGATTTTAATTGAGAACCAGATTGGTCAAAATGCCATACGTATGAAGGCCTTACAGGGTATGATTACGTTGTATTTTGTCTCGAAAGGAAATACGGCCATACAATATTGGAACGCGACTCACAAACTCAAGATGTTTGTTCAGGAAAAGACCACCTATGCCCAGCGAAAGAAAATGGGCGTTGTGGTTACCCGTCAAATCCTAGAGGAAAAATACAAGAACCAGTTGGATTATTTTGGAAAACACAAAAAAAAGGATGACTTGTCGGATTGTTTCTTGCAACTACTCGACTACATGAAAAAGGAGAACAAACTAGAGAGCTCCATCTCCGAGTTTCTGGAAACCATTCATATCCAAGTCCCCGAAAAGAAAGAGAAAGATAAAGAAGTTATATAAGTGTTCAATGCGATAGATTTAAAGTTATCTAATATATCTATTTCATAGATGGAAGAAATTACATTGGATAGCATGGACCTCAAACCCAGTTCAGACTTTGGCGGAGGCATCGAGTTTCTCTTGAATGACGCAAAACCTGCTGCAGGTGTCTCCTTTGCCGAAGACATGAAGGAATTTGAGGACATGGGTAAAAGTTTAAAGTTTGAAAATACCACCGGCCCAATTCATCTTGCCCGGGAAACCGTATCGATGGATACCCACAGGCAAACCACCTCTGACGGTTATCGGCACATACAAGAAATCAATGTAGAGGGTGAGTTAAAAAACATTGAAATCAAGACCAAAGAGGAGATGCTAAAAGAGAAATTTCAATATTTACGAAAGTTGGAGACGCTTCAACAAAAGGGCGTGGAGCTCAGCAAACAGTATACGATGGAGAATAGCCTGGATGAGATGCGAGGAGAATACGAATACCAACAGGGCGAAAGAGAGCGTAAAAACAGTGTTCAGTTCCAGGGAAAAATGCTGACGACGCTCATTACCGGCATCGAGTTTCTCAATAATAAATTTGACCCATTTGACATTAAGCTCGATGGTATTTCGGAGAATATTCAAGAAAATCTAAGCGACTATGATGAAATCTTTAGTGAGCTTGCTGAAAAATACAAGTCCAAGGCAAAAATGGC